AGAAGACGGCGATAACTATATCGGCAGAGCAAAGATACTTGATACACCTATGGGTCGTATTGTAAAAGAACTTATTGGCGAGGGTGCAAGCTTAGGCGTTAGCTCTCGTGGATTGGGTTCACTCAAAGAAAGAAACGGCGTCAACGAAGTACAAGAAGACTTCATGTTAGCTACTGCTGCTGATATTGTTGCCGATCCTTCTGCTCCTGATGCGTATGTACAAGGTATCATGGAAAATAAAGAGTGGACATTTGTGAACGGTATTTGGCAAGAACAAGAACTTGAAGAATCAAAAAAACTGATTCACGCTGCAAGTGCAAGTGAGCTTGAAGCAGTTAAGTTGGAAGTGTTTGAAAGTTTCTTAAACAAATTATCTAAAATTTAAATTTTTATAAATATACATTAGAACAAAGAAATACAATCTAATAGGAGAATAAACATGGGTGTAGAATCCAAGATCCGAGAGCTTATGGAGGGCGCAGCAAATCGTCCTAAGGATAAGTCACAGGGTGACGCTTCTAGTCCTGCTCAAGGTGGTTCAGACGCTAACCCTGAAATGCAAGACCTTAGTGGTACTGGCAATGCAGAAGGCGGCTTAACCTCAGAAGTAGGCAAAGCGGCATCAGCTAAGAAAGGAAAAGACACTACTTTACCTAAAGGACAAGGCGCTGGTAAAGCTCCTAACTTTGATGACAAAGCAGAGAAAGTATCTGGTCTAGCAGCAGAAGAAGTTGAAACTGAAGAAGAAGTTATTTCTGAAGAAGAAGCAGATGTTGTTGAAGACGTTATCGCTGAGGAAGAAGAAGTAGTTGCAGAAGCAGAAGAGATTACTGAAGAAGAATCTATTGAAGAGGCAACTCTTTTCGAAGCCGATCTTAATGCACTCTTCGCTGACGAAGAGCATCTTACAGAAGAATTTAAAGTAAAAGCAGCAGAAGTATTTGAAGCTGTTGTTACTTCAAGAGTTACTGCTGAAATTGCAGAGATAGAAGAAGAATTGACTGAGGCTGCAAACAAAGAATTTGAATCGCAGCTAGAGCAAATGACAGAGAACATTGATAAGTATCTCGGATATGTTACTGAAAACTGGATGGCGGATAATCAAATTGCCATCGAAAGCGGTGTTCGCACTGAAGTAACTGAGTCGTTTATTAAAGGTCTACAGCAAGTTTTCACTGAGCATTATATAGATGTCCCAGAAGAAAAGTATGATGTGATGACTGAAATGCAAACACAGATTGATAGCCTTACTGCTAAACTAGACGAAGAAGTTGAGTCTAAGATGTCAGCGGAACACGAAGCTATTACTTTGAAGAAGCAAGCAGCGTTTGCTAATATTTCAGAAGACCTAGCGTCAACTGAAAAAGAAAAATTTGCAACATTAGTTGAAGACATTACTTATACTGGTATGGATTCTTATGAGCAAAAACTTCAAGTTGTTAAGGAAAACTATTTTCCAAAAGAAGCAGCACCGGAAGATCAACTTGAAGACACTTTTGAGGCTACCAACGAAGTAACTAATACAGTTATGTCTAAGTATGCTCAGGCAATTTCAAAAACAACTAAATTTTAATTAAACCGAAAGTAAACTTTTTATAAATAGTACTATTAATAATAAAACTGAAAACCAAGGAGACTTAAATGTATCTTTCAGAGCAAATTGAGAGCAAGTGGGCACCAGTCCTCGAGCATGCTGACCTGCAGCCTATTGCAGATCCGTACAAGAAGGCTGTAACTGCTGTAGTTCTCGAAAACCAAGAACGAGCCCTTTTTGAAGAAAAAGGCATCATGGAAGCAACTCACGTTAACCAAACAGGTGCCGGCGTAGATAACTACGATCCAATCCTAATTAGCCTCGTCCGTCGTGCGCTTCCCAATCTAATGGCATATGATGTTGCTGGCGTTCAGCCGATGACTGGACCTACTGGTCTTATCTTCGCCATGAAGTCACACTACACTAATATGACAGGCACTGAAGCTTTGTTCAACGAAGCTGATACTGATTTCTCAGGTGGCGGTACTCATGCTGGTTCAAACCCAGTTGATGGTACTTACACTACTGGTGCTGGCGTTGCTACTGCAACTGCTGAAGGCTTCGGTGACGGAACTACTTTGAACGAGATGGCTTTCTCAATCGAGAAGACTACTGTTACAGCTAAGTCTCGTGCATTGAAAGCTGAGTACACTGTAGAACTCGCACAAGATCTCAAAGCAATTCATGGTCTTGACGCTGAGTCAGAGCTTTCTAACATTCTTTCACAAGAAATTCTTGCTGAAATTAACCGTGAAGTTATTCGTACAATCTACAAAGTCGCTAAGGCTGGTTCTGCATCTACTGCAACACCTGGTACTTTCGACCTTGACGTTGACTCAAACGGTCGTTGGTCAGTTGAGCGTTTCAAAGGCTTGTTGTTCAACATCGAGCGTGACGCTAACGTAATTGCACAAGATACTCGTAGAGGGAAAGGTAACTTCATTATCTGTTCTTCAGACGTAGCATCAGCGCTTGCAATGTCAGGTGTACTTGATTACGCTCCTGCACTACAAACTAATCTCAGCGTTGACGATACTGGCAACACTTTCGCAGGTGTTCTTAACGGTCGTTACAAAGTTTATATCGATCCATACAGTGCTAACACTGGTTCAGCATCACAGTTCTATGTTGCTGGCTACAAAGGCACTTCACCTTATGACGCTGGTATCTTCTACTGCCCATACGTTCCATTACAAATGGTTCGTGCGATTGACCCTGAAACCTTCCAGCCTAAGATCGGCTTCAAGACTCGTTACGGCATGGTTGCTAACCCATACGTTACACAGACTGATGGTACTACTGACGGTGATACATTCACTGCTTCACGTAACCAGTACTACAGGAAAGTCAAAGTACAAAACTTGATGTAAGCATCAAAAATAAAAAGAATTGCTCAAAGCAATCTATTTTGAAAGGGCTCTTCGGAGTCCTTTTTTTGGCCTAAAAACTGTGTAACAATTTGTGTAAATCTATATTTAAGAATTTTTCGTATTATAAATAGTAAACATAAACTAAACTAACGAAGGTGCATTATGAAAAAAATATTATCAATGATTACATTCTTTGCGATAGGATTTGTTGCCGGCGGAGTCAACGGACAAACCTATACAGCAGAAGTGGCAGATATCATTAATGAAAACTGTGTAGTGTGTCATCGTCAAGGCGGCATTGGACCAATGAGCTTTGAAACATACGAGCAAGTAAGACCGTGGGCTCCGCTGATTGCTATGAAAGTAGCAAGCAGAGAAATGCCCCCTTACGCCTATGATCATGGAATTGGTATTCAAGACCTTCAAGGCGATTGGAGACTAGCTCAACAAGATATTGATAGTATAGTAGAATGGGTAAACAGCGGATCAAAGTATGGCAATCCTGATACATTGGTAACTGCTCCAGACTTAGGTGACCCTGAAGCTTGGAGTTTCGAAGGTGACTTCGGTGCACCGGATGCCATCATCCCGTCAGTAGCTATCGATATCCCGGCGAACGGTAACGATTTATGGCACAAGCATTTAGTTCCAACAGGTCTCACTGAAGATCGTTGCATTAAAGCAGTACAGGTTAAGCCACGAGGCGATGCTAAAGCAGTTGTACATCACGCCAACTCTACTATTATTACAGGAGAAGGTCGTGAGGGCATGTTGACCGAATATGCTATGGGAAAATGGGGAGAGATTGTTCCAGAAGGTGTCTGCCGCACGATCCCGGGGAATGCAGAAATTAGTTGGGACATCCATATGTTCCCAGGTGGAATTGGTGCGATGGCACCGGGATCAGTTATTAAAGATAACGTTGTAGAAATTGGCCTTTGGTTATACTCTGACGAAGAGAGCAAGGCACTCAAATACAAGCAAGATCTGTCACTGTATCGCTTAGGAGATCAGGACGACCTAGTAGTTCCTCCTCATGGTTATGCAATGACTCAAGGCTTTCACAGTTTTGATCATCCAGTAAGACTAGATAGTTTTCAGCCACATGGTCACTTGCGTATGAATGCAGCAAGCCTTGAAATCTTCTACCCAGAGACTGGTCGTACTGAGCAAGTCAGTCAAATATCAAAGTGGAGTGCAACATGGCACCACAGTCATCTATATTCGCCTGAGGCCGCTCCTTTGATTCCAGCAGGGGCAGTTATTATTCTC